CTTTCCTCTTCCTCCGAAGTATCCTTCATCATCCACTACAATCTGCACGCAGTTCGACGGCATAATCCACAAGTCCATGACTTTGTATTCTCCGCCGTATTTTTTTCTTTTGAACTTCGACCTGACATATACATACGCATTTCCGAAGTGATTTCGGTTCATTTCCACGGCATTCCAGAAAGCTGTGGGCGTCATAAATGGATTCGGTCTGTTTTTCAGCAGTTTCGCAACATCCGACAGTTCTGGTTCAATGATCCCTTTTTCAGTTTTTTGATAATATTTCCACGGTATTTTTGCCAGCGTTTCAGACATCATTTTCAAACATGTGAAGTACGTTACTTCCGCCATCACATCCTTGTTTTTTCTTTTCACACCAAGCCATTCAAGAAATGATTCTTCCTTCATCGCTGGTGATGTTTCCACGGTGAAGTTCATTTTTTTTGCAATCCATCCTTTGAACTTCTGCCATACATTCAACCCGCATCACCCCCTCGCCTGTTTTTTCTTACTTGCTTCATATAGTTTCAGCCATTCTTCGACCGATTCTGCTGTATTCTGTTTCACTTCGCCTTTCATTGCAGCTGTCCATGCGTCAATGATCGCATCTATCACGTCGATTCGTTCTGTCTGATACTCTTTGTCGATCTTGATTTCTCCGAAACTGTTGGAAGTTGTCTTTGCATTCGCGATCGACCATTTGATCATCGCGTTTCCATCGTGTTCCACATTTCCTGATTCAATTTCAAGTCTGAAGTCAACCGTTGCATCATTCAGTGCTTTTGCTGACTGTGTTACAGCCACGCTGTCGAATCCCAACGCTTCCAGATCCGTCAAGAAAGCTGACGCATTATGCGGATCGTAAAGAATAAATTGCACATCCAGTTCATAATCGGTGATGATTTTTTCCAAGTAGGTTAAAATATACCGATAGTCAGTTTTTACCCCGCCCATCGTTTCTGTTACCGTCACAAGTCCGTCGCGGATCCATAAGTCATATTCCGTCCGGTCTGTTTTGATATGTTCTTCAACCCTTCTTTTCGGTATGAAACTGTGTGCATGGACAAAATATTTTCTGACATCATCTTTCAAGAACGGAAATACGATCGCCAGTGATGTCAAATCTCCACCAGCAGAAAGATCCAGCCCCACATAGCACTTCTGTCCCCGAAAATCCTCTAGTGTCTTCTTTGTCGCGCCATTTTGCCACAATTCCATGTCTTTCAGATAGACATCATTCGTCCATTGAATCCACATGTTCAGCTGTTTCACAATGAAATCGCGCAAACTGGATCCGCCCATTTCTTTCGCTGTTTCAGCAATCGGAATCATGTTTTCAAGTGCTTCCAGATCATATTGCAGGATCGGATTCGCCTTGATCCAGTTCTTCGGCGTCCACATGTCGTCTGTTTCATCCATTTGTGCGATGTATATGAACTGTGAATCATTGTGTGCAATGCCTTTCAGCACCTTCACGCAATATTCATACAATGCATAACATGGTGACTTCAGATCGAACCCTGCTGTCGTGATCACACTGATCAGCGCAGATTTCATCTTCTTGATTCCGCCTTCCAGAAGTTTGTACATCTGGTCGTTTTTGTGTGCATGGTATTCATCGACAATTCCAAGATACGGGCGGAATCCGTCGATTGACTTCGTATCTCCTGAAAGCGCCTTTATTTTGCTATGTGTCAGTAAACAATCTATTGTGTCAGAATCTGACACATGACCGTTTGCCCTTATATCTGAAATTTCCGTGGGGAGTTTTCTCCACAGAATAGAGGGGGCGCGACTAATCCAGCCCGGTCAAAACTTTTTCGATACCCCCTACCCCTTTCCAGTGCTGCTGGATAATGTTCCGCAACAACTCCTGTGTCTGTCTTTTCGTTGCTTCATCCTTCTTGTACAGCGCACTGATGATCCCGTGGTTTCCATTGCTTAACGGGAATAGGTTTTCCACGTTCAAGCGTTGTGTCCAGTCTTCTTCTATCTCCGTGATGTGGTGTACCATGTCAGCCACAACAATCTTGTGTTGAACATAGTACGCATACATGTCCAAGCTGTCATATAAAGACAGTGCAAATGCCCGTACTTTGCGCCATTCCGCCGACACATAGAAAGCCGCTGCTTTCTTATTTCTTCGGCGCAGATTGTATTCCATATGCCTTGACATCTTGTCGCTTTCCTTTGCTTCACAGTCCGGACACAGGCGTAATTCCTGCGGTATCAATGCCCCGCATTTACATCTGTGTAATAGCACTATGTATCACCTTCTTTCGTGCTATATACACACTGCACGCAGGCATCTTTGCAGATGCCCGTCGCAGTGTTCAGAAGGGCGTGGAAATGGCAATAAAAAAGCGACTGCACATTTCTGTACAATCGCTTCTTGCAACTTTCCACGCTATCAGTTTACATCTTTCATCCCACCATTAAAACCCCAGCTTTTCCCCAACTTTTCCCCAAAAAGAAAAGCAAAAAGGATTTCTTTTTAATATTTTTCAACGCCATCTATCCCGAATAACTTCACTGACATTTTCCTGATCAATTCTTTTGACCATCTGGACGGTGTGTTCTTTCCGCAGTTCTGGATGTCTGCAATCTCTTCATACGATGCCCCATCAATATAGTGCATCTTAAAGGCATCGTATTTGTATGTCATTTCTTTCGTTTCATATTCTGCCCGCAGTTCTTCCATTGCTCTGTCAATATTCGCAATCATCATCGCTGTCTTCATTTTTGATCTGCGAACACTTCCAAGATGTGCGCCTTCTCCTCTGAATATATCATACTGTTCTTCCTTCAGTTCTTCTTCCTCTGATACTGCGCTTTCAATATGTCTTTTCATTTCGATGTATTCTTCCATCAGCATCCGTGTGTTGTGTAGTACCTGCTGCCTGCGGATCTGTCTTTCCGCTTCCAGTGCTGTCTGCACCACCTTCTTCACGAAGGTTTCTTCATTCTTTTCCTTTTCCTGCTCCATATTTGCCACACCATCCTTCCTTTATTATCCTTTTGTCGTCTTCTTTTTCGGCGGTCTATACTGCTGCCGTTTTGGTCGTTTTACCATCGGAATCCCTCGCCTTCTGCGCTCATTGTTTGACATCTGGCTTTTCTCCTCATAATATCGCCGCCATAATTCTCTTTTTCTGATCTGTGCTTCTGTCATCGTATTATTTTCATGTATACGTCTGAAAACCTCTGATATTTTGTCAGCTACCTGCCGTATATTTTCCATTATTTCCGTAAACACCATATTCAGCTTTGCAGCTGCATCACTGATCATTTTCAATGTTTCCGCTGCCTTATCCGGCGACAGATTCCATTCTGCTTCCGTTTTTCTGATCACTTTTTCCACTTCCTCCGGTTCAACCTGCATTTTAGCCGCAATATAAAATTTTCTGTCTTCATATGCCGGAAGATCTTCGATTTTTCGGATTTCTGCATCTTCTGTTTCCCTTTTTTCTTCCGGTAGCGGAATATCATTTATAGGAATTACCATTTCCGGCTTCTGGTCTTTTTCTTCGACCTGAATTCCGCCTTTTTTGTATTTTTTCATTCCGATCTTCATTTTTGTTTCTTCGATCGCCTGTCCCACTTTTCTAAACGCTTCTTTCAGCCCCATATCGTCACATCCTTCCTTTTTGCCTAATTGAAAGGCAATTCTTCGTCGATGCCTTCCGGTATATTCATAAATCCATCGTTTTCCGTCTGCTCCGGTTTTTGATGTCCTCCTGCTCCGCCGGATCCCTCTGCTGCCGCTTTGCTTTCTGCGAATTCAATGTCTTCCGCGATCACTTCCGTCGTGTATACTTTGATATTGTCTTTATTTGTGTAGCTTCCCGTCTGGATCCGCCCAGTCAATACAATCTTCGTTCCCTGATGCACATACTTTTCCACAAATTCCGCACTTTTCCCAAAAGCAACGCAAGAAGGAAAGTCAGCATCTTGCTGACCTTCCTGTTTTCTTCCTCTTCTATCGACCGCAAGTGTAAACCTTGCAATCGCCATTGAATCCTGCCCCTGTGTGTATCTCACCTGCGGATCCCGTGTTAAACGTCCCATTAAAATCACTTTGTTCATGCTTTTCTTCCTCCTGCTTTATGCATCCCACCGGAATTAGTATTCTTCTTTCTCCTTTGTCTTCAACGTCGTATACTTCCCCTGTCGCAAGTACAATCTGTGTTTTGCTCATTCTCGCCTTTCTAACAGCCTTTCGGTCATCTGTTCATACAGCTTCTTGAATATATCTCTTTCCGTCCTTGCCTTGATCAGTTCTTCGTTTGTTTCCATCTGGACTTTCGTTTCCGTCTTTTTCTCCTCTGCTTTTTTCTCTTCTTTCTGATCAGCGACAACTGTTTTGTCCTTTGTCGCCCCCCCATCGCCTAAACCGATCGAGATCATCAGCCCTATGTCGATGTTCTGCATCTCCTGCGCTGTACACACTCCGATGTATTTCCCAATGCGTTCCACAGCGACTGTGTGGATCTGTTCACACAAAGCAGTGCTGACGCGCCCTGTTGATCGGATCGTGCAATGTGTCGGAAGTTCATTCTTCGGCTGCGTTGTCAAATATACAACTTCCAATGTCTGACTATTTTTATTATTTTTATCATTACTGACGATCACGCCCGGTCTGTCTGCCTGCTGTTCGCTTCCTGTGTTGTATCCTCCCCGGCTTATATAATAGATTTCTCCTCTTTTTACATCATCTTTCGGAAGTGTTGTTATCTGCATCTTTCCTTTCTCCTTTCCTGTCCATATCTTTAATGCCCTGACTGATTGCCTTTGCTGCAATTATGATCAGACCTGCAAGAATCACTGCTGCCAGTATCATCACAAGCCAGATCAGCAACGATCCTGTTGCATTTATCATTCTTTCGATGTTCATCTGCATCATGATCCGATTTCCTCCTTGTATTGTTCCTTCAGCATAATCATTCTTTCTTCCTGCTGCTTCTTGATCTTTTCAATCTTTGTGACCAGACGCTGGATCGTCTGCGCCCGACTTCGGATCTGTCTATGCAGTTTGATCTGTCGTTCCACCTGCTGCCGCTTCTGAATCAAGAACTGCATTTCATGATCTACAATCAGCACTGTGTATTTCTTCCCGCATTCCTGACAGGCAAAATACTGTTCTGTCACGTTAAATCCTTCCGCCTGTCTTGCGATGATCCTTGCTTTCACATTTATGTGTTTAATTACAGATCCGCAGGCGTCGCAAACAACTTCTGATCCGTTTCTGTACACTTCTTCATTGAATTTCTTTTCCATGTCGTTCTCCTTTCCTATGTTGCAGGCATCAGGATATCTTGACTGTTTTCCTGATCCGGCTGCGCGTGCGCAGGCATCACCCCGCACATATGCGCCATCATTGCAGCGATCGCTGTGTCGAATTCCGGTTCCAGCTTTTCGTACTGATCATCCGGCATCGTTTCCCATAGCTTTGTCTGAATTTCTCTGATACCGATCATGGCATTCATCAATCTATCCTGTGTCAACAGCTTCTTCGCGCTGTATTTCTTTAATTCCGGTTTTACAAATTTGTTTTTATCTGCCATCAGTCTTCATCCTCCAAGTCAATCAGCCCCAATGCTTCCGCATCGTAGACATCCATAATCCCGATGACAGCATATCCTTCAATGATCGCACTGGATGTCTGTGCATCGTCGGCGCATGTGATGCATACACGCATCTGTTCACCTGTTGATCTTCCATCACGGAATGCAAGCAGTGTCAAAATGTCCTTTTCTTTGTATCCTGCCTGATCCTCTTTCACAATCATGTGGCGGATCTTTCCTTCTTTGATGTCTTTTAATAATTCCGCTGACACTCGCATCATCCGCGCTTTCTTTTCATCCGAAGGCAGGTTCTGCATCTTTTCTTCCTGCTCCATTTCAGTCAGCTTTTTCGCCGTTTTCCTGTCGATTGCCGCCTGTTCCTCGTCATATCGCTGTTCCGGCGTCTTTTCAGCTTCCGCCTTATCAACATAACGATCACAGTCCTGACAGGTCCCTGTTTTCACGTTGCATTCTGAATATCGCTGGCATGAATAGCAAAGTGATGTGATGCTTTCCGGATGTGCCTGCTGCCATTCTTCTTCCTGCTCCTCTTCTGCTTCCTCCTGCTCCCATTCCTCCGGATCTTCCGGCAAATTCATCTGTCCCGGAATTTCTGCTTTCTCTGTTGCTTCTTCGATCTCTTTCTTTGCCTGTTTCACTTCTTTTAATGACAGCCCGCCTTCTTTGTACTTTTCCAGCAGTTCCATCTGCTTATCCTCTGCCATTCCGCTAATTTCATATGCTGCTGAGAAGGTCAGGCGACCTTCTTTCAGTTCTGCCGAAAATTCCGGAATCAAATGCTTGTTAATACTTTCAATCTGTGCAATCTTCGTTCCGGTCGTGTTCATGATTGAAGCGATCACATCACGCAGACGTCCGCTGTCCAGTTTGTACCCCTGAAGCGTCAATCCATTATCTTTCATGTACTGAAGCGATTCCTTCAGGCGTTTTTCCTCTTCCAACATGTCCACGATCGTCTTGTCACGATACGCATTCGCAATGATCAGCTGTACCATTTCTTCATTCTCTTCAGCTGCGCTTTTGATCTGGCATGTCACCGTTTCAAAATCTTCATATCCCTTTTCCAGTAACAAATTCAATGCGCGCCATCTTCTTTCCCCGGCGATGATCTTATATTCTCCGCGTTCACACGGTGCATATGCCACTGTCATATTTTCCATCAGACCAACCGCCAAGATCTCCTGTGCCAGCTGTTCAATTCCCGGCATCGAATAAAAATTTCTGTCATTGCTGTAAATCTTCCGGATGCTAATGTCCCGTGTCCGGAATCTTGCTTTCGGTTTCTCTTCTGCTGCTGCTTTGCTGTTTTTATTTAAGGCATCCATTACGCTCCATCCTGCTGCCATGTTTATTCCTCCTCTTCTTTCATCGTGATCGTTATCTGTTCCAGCACTTTCCAGCTTGCGTTCTTCACATCCGCGTGTGAATCACTTCTGCCTTTTTCTATGTACTTCTGAATCAAACGCTTTGTCTTCTCCGGATCCAGAATGATCCTAAACTTCGCAATCGCTTCATCGAACCTTTTCTGTATCTGTTTATCCGTCATATTACTATCATCAATTTCACGAAAGATCGGTTCCGCTTCCGATTCGTCAATCTGATCAATAATGTCTGTGATCTCCTCTTGCAGATCCTGCATTTTCTTTTTCAGTTCGTCTGCCTGCTTTGCCCTGTCCTGAAGCTGGTTAAATGTCTTCAGGCTGATCGTTACCTGTCCATCAATTTCCATGTCTATCCCTCCATATCTTTCAGCAGTTCCGTCACAACGTTTCGATAGTCCTGCGTAACAATGCAATTTTTAGAAAACTTCGGAAGTGGCACGCGCTGCATGGTTGCCTTTTCCGCAATGATTGATCTTCTAACAGCCGTCACGAAGCAATCCTGTCCAGATGATTCTTTCAGCCACGCTTCCACCTGAAGGCTTGTCTGGTTCTTCTGTCGCATAGTCATTAAAATCTTCATGCGAATCCTGTTATTCAGGCTTCGCAGATCTTCCAGCTGTTCATCCATGTTTGCGATTGCTTCAATTTCAAATCCGCCGATTTTAACCGGAAGGATCACAAGATCTGTCGCCACCAGAACATTCGTCACGGTCATATCCAGCAGCAACCCGCAATCAACCACGCAATAATCATATACATCCTGCACTTCCAGCATTGCAGCCGCAAAACGAAGGATCTGATCTTCTTTTTCGTTCAGCAGCAGATTCATGTTAGTCCGCATTAAATACCCATTCGCTGTGATGATGTCAATATTGTGATACGGTGTTGTCTGGATCAGGTCTGTTGTCTTGTAAGATCCTCCGACGCTTCTGTGTCTTTCCAGTAATTCGGACATCCCGATCCCTTCCGGTTTGTATCTATCGTACAGCATTGATACATTGCCCTGCTGATCCGCATCGACCAGCAACACCTTCTTTCCCTGTTCTTCTCCCAGCAGGTAAGCGATCGAAGCCGCCGTCATTGTTTTGCCGATCCCGCCTTTCTGGTTCATAATTGCGATTGTTTTCATGATGTGTACCTCCTATTTCACAATTTTGAATTTTTTTCTGTTTCTTTTTGCCTGTTCCTCTGTGATGATATATTCATCACATTCCTGTTTCCATTTATCCGGATTCTTCGTATCTCCGTCATACCATCTGCACTCATCGCATACGAAGCAAGGTTCTTTTGCTTCTCCGGTGCAGTTGTCTATCGTTTCCACGCTGTTCGCACAGTGATTGCATATGCAGCCGCCGCAAGAAAAAGCATAATCACTTCGCTTCATAGTATTCGTTATACTGGCAACGCTTGCACTTTCGATTCAGCGCCCCGTCATCTGGATTTCTGCATCCGGTACATTCTCCGCGGCTGCTG